CGGTGCAAGCCTACTATAATCGCGTCGCAGACGTTGGCGCAAAAGCTGTCGCGACCGAAATTGACAACGATCCTCCAGCGGATTCCGGGCCGACCGGGAACGGAATCACTGCGGACATTGTCGCATCGCGGATCAGTGGCCTTGTGCGTCGCCAAATTCCGGCCAACGCAACTGCAATCACCGCAGCAATTGACGTTGGCAAGTACCGCTGCCATTGGGTGGTGTGTGCCTGGGGGCAAGGTGCTGGTGGGTGCGTCGTCGATTACGGAGTCGCCGAAGTCGTCGGCACCGACACATCGATGGACAACACCGCGTCCCAGCCTCAAATCTACAAGGCACTTCTTAACTGGCGTGATGAACTTCTTACGAAGGAGTACGTGGACACAACCGGCACACCGCGAAAGATTGATTTCGTGCTGTGCGACTCAGGCACTTTTACGGACGCGGTCTACGAATTCGTCCGTCAAGTTCGCGGCATGTTTCATGTCTCCAAGGGGATGTCGCCATACCACGGACGAAAAGAGAGCACCAGCGAAATCATCGCCTCATCGCATTTGCACGCAAGTCGTCTGAATAACGAACAGGTCTGGCTCTACAACCTCGACACCGATTACTGGAAGCAGTGGGTGCATGAGCGATTTATGACTCCGACGTTCGACGAGGAAAACATGCTTCGCCGCGGGTCGATGTCGCTGTTCAGTCCAGAAGGATCCAATCGTCATTTCTCGTTCGCGAACCACATTGCAGCCGAGGAGCTGCTATCGGAATTCAAGGAAGGAAAAGGTGTCAAGACGTTTTGGCACGTCCGCAACGAAAACAATCACTGGTTGGATGCGACCTACATGGCCGCAGCCGCCAGCGAAGTTTGCGGAATCAAGTTAGTCGGAGAATCGTTTCAGGAGGTTAGTCCGAGGCATGTCAACGATGGCGAAGCGAAAAGCAAACCCGAGCAAGCAAGACCAAAAGCACAACAGCACGGACGATTCCGATCCCGGCCAGGCGGTTGGGTTCCGCGTCGTCGTTGACGATGCGATCGAGCCAGATGCACCGCGGGCAAAACGATACGTACCTCGCGAGTGCACGTCCTGCACGGCGATCCGTCCGTCCGGCAGATCCTACAGCGAAGTCTACGGGACCGTAGGCAGCATTCGGTATTGCCGTTGCCGATTCTGCGGATGCCAGTGGAAGGAATCCGTGTCTTGATCGCCTGCGTTTTTCTTGCTCTCAGTTCCACGGCCACGGAAAACCGGAATTAGAAAGCGAGACGTCATGACCTACTTTGTTAGGCATGGCATCTGCCGCATCTCTGCTCGCACAAGTCGAAGCCGCAATCGAAGCACTCCTGACCGGAGGAGCGTCGTCGTATTCTATTGGATCTCGCAGCGTCACTAAGCTCGATCTAAACGCACTTTTTGCGGAGCGTCAGACGTTGCGGCGCGAAGTCGATCGCGAGCTGAACGGCACCTTCCGGCTGGGAAGGATGTCCCGCCGATGATCACACGCATCCTCGATTCTGTCGTCGGTTTGTTTTCGCCTCTGACCCAGCTTCGGCGCGTTCAAGCACGCCGCATTTTGCGTTCGTACTCCGGAGCGGAACCGTCTCGATTCAGCAATCACCGCAAGCCTCGCAACCTGTCCGCGGATCAGGAACTGATGGGTCCGTTCGGTGCCGACGCCATGCGATCATGGGCACGCGAGCTCGTCCGCAACAACTCCTACGCATGGGGTTGCCTAGATACGTTGGTCTCCAGTGTTGTTGGGTGCGGAATCCGAGCCCAAAGCGTTTACGAAACGCCCGAAGGCGAAGACGTTGAGCCTGTAAACGACATCCGAGACGCCACCTGGGAGCGTTGGTGCGAGGTCTGCGAAGTCAACGGCCAGCTTACCTTTGCTGAGATCCAGGCACTAGCACTTCGAGAGATTGCCGAGGCTGGCGAAGTCCTCATCCGACTTCACCGGATGTCTTCTAAAGAATCGCGTGGCATCAGCCGTCCGGTTCCGCTCGCTCTCGAACTCATCGAAGCAGATCGTCTCGCAGGCGAAAAAGACAACTACGCCGCCCGCATCGTCGCCAAGGACGGGAACCGCATCATTCGCGGCGTCGAACTCGACGCAAAAAATCGAGTCGTCGCCTACTGGATCTACTCCGATCACCCACTACAGCCCTACGCCATCACCCGCACGCCTGAGCGAGTCCCCGCGAACGAGATCCTGCACCTATTTCGCAAGGATCGTGTTGGACAAACTCGAGGCATATCGTGGTTCTCGCCTGTCCTGGCGTGGCTTCGCGACCTTGGCACCTACGTCGAAAACGAACTGCAAGCCTCCGCCGTAGCGTCTTGCTTCACGGTTGCGATCAAGTCCGATTCGCCGATCGGCTCGCTGGTTGATCCGGACGGAGGCGACTCTGCCGACGCCGCTGGCAATCGGTACGATTACTTGCAGCCCGGCATGATCATGCACCTCAATCCGAACGAGTCGATTGAGTCCGCAAATCCAGGTCGGCCCAACTCTGCTTCTGAGCCGTGGATATCCTTGATGCTTCGCGGCATCGCGGTCGGTTTTGGTCTCAGCTACGAGATCGTCGCACGCGATTACAGCCAGACCAACTACAGCTCCAACCGAGCGAGCCAACTCGAAGACCGTCGCCGATTCCGCCGCATCCAGGCCTATCTCAAAACCCATCTTTGCCAACCTGTTTGGGATGCTTTTTGCGACCAGGCGGCCTTAGCCGACGTGGACGGTTTTTCCTCCTCCTCCGAGCTGCTCGAAGACCGACGCAAGTTCTCGCCTGTCGAATGGCAGACTCCCGAATGGGAATGGGTGGATCCAGGCGTGGAGCAATCGTCCGCTCAGGCGGCGATCGACTCGTTCATGTCCGACTACCAGACCGAGCTCGGTTCGCGTGGCCGATCATGGCGAGCCGTGTTTTACCAACGAGCGAAAGAAGACCGTCTACGTCGCCAGCTTGGATTGCTCAAAGAAGGCGAACAGCAACTCAGCATTGAGGCCGCACAGGTCGCCTCCGAAGCAGCAAACGCCGCCGAAGGTGCAATCACTCCAGCCGTTTCCGGCACTGGCGAAATGGCAAACGCATCGCGGCTTCAATGGCAACGCAATCGCAAAGCGATCGAGGACGTCCTTGCTGGCGTTGCAGACGGCACCATGTCTCGCATCAAGGCAGAGGCTCTGTTATCAACGCTCGGCCTTGCTGCACCGACGATTTCCGCACTGCTCGACGACGCCGTAGACGGAACCGTAGACACACCGATTGAGGAGGTGGCCGCCGATGGTCAAGGTTAAGTTTGCTTGTCCCTCTAGCGAGATTCCGCAAGTCCTGCGAATGGTCCAGCCTCGATCCGAGCGTGGCGTAGTCGTCGTCGCGACAGAGACCCCGGTCGATCGCTTCGACGACAAGCGAGGTCTCTACCGCGAAGTCCTGCTCATGTCCGGCGTTCGTTTCCGAGGTGGTCGCAATCAGATCCCGATCGTCGATTCGCATGACGACACAACGGTTCGCAACATCCTTGGCAGCGTCCGCAATCTGACCATCGACCGCAACACCGGCGAGCTGTTCGGCGAGTACGCATTCAGCAGCACGCTCGACGCCTCCGACACGGAAAAGAAGATCGCCGAGGGGCACATCACCGACTTTTCAATTACTGCTCTCCCGATCGATGGAACATGGATCGATCGCGGCCAGAGTTACACCACCGAGCGAGGCGAGGTCATCGAAGGACCGGCGCACATCATCACCGCTTGGGAACCGCATAACGCATCTGTTTGTGCCACTGGCGCGGATGTGAATTCGATTGTTCGTCGGTCTTACACAGACCTCAAACGAAAGGAACGAAGCATGGACGAGGCAATGCTGTCTCAACTGTCTTCGGTCGGCGTGCCGGAAGGTGTGACCGACCCCAACGCTGTCATCGCTTTCTTGCTGGGCAAGCTGCAAAGCAACCCCAGCGAGGAAGCATCCGAACCAATGCCAAGTGCGATCGAGCCGGTCGAAAGCATGGCTGCGGAACAAGTGCCTGCTGCCCCAGTAGAGGAGGTCCAGAAAATGGACGAAACAGTGAAGGAAGAAGTCGCCCGGGCTCTTGCCGCAGACCGCAAGCGACGCCAGGAAATCATCGCCGATTGCAAACTTGCCAAGCTGGAGCGATCGTTCGCGGATCAGTTGTGTGATTCCGGCATCAGTGCCGACGAAGCACGCAAGCAGATCCTCAAGCAGTCGGCGACGCAAACCGTGACACGATCTGCCAGCGAAGCTCCATTCAGCTTCGTGGACGGCACCGATCCCAACTACGAAACGCGGGTCACTGTCACCGAGTCGGCAGACGACAAGTTCACCGATGCCGTTCGCGACGGCCTCATCGCTCGCTCCATGCAAAACGCACGTATGAAGGTCGAGCGAAAGCTTGCTCCCGGTCACGAGGAATTCGCTCGGCTCGGATTGCTCCGCGTTGCGTCCGCTGTCCTCGCTCGCCATGGTCTGCCGGTCAACCGGATGGACAACGTCGCCATCGCTCGCGCCGCACTCGGCAACCGCAGCGTCTTGCGTCAGTACCGCGTCGAGCGATCGGACATGGTTGGTGCCTACAACACAACCGGATCGTTCCCGAACATTCTCCTCGACGCAGCAAGCAAAACGCTGCTCGCTGGATACGAAGAGGCCGAGTTCTCCTGGTCGCGTTGGGCTCGACAAGCTCCGAGCGTTGACGATTTCAAGGCGATCAACCGAATTCGGATCGGCGAATCTCCGGACCTTGAAGAAGTTCCTGAGAACAAGCCATACCCGGAGAAGCCGGTTGCGGACATCCGAACCAGCTACAAGGTCAGCAAGTACGGAGCAATCTTCTCGGTTTCCTGGGAGACCGTCGTCAACGATGACCTCGATGCACTCAGCCGCATCCCTGCCATGCACGGCAACGCCGCACGTCGCAAGCAGAACAAGGCCGTCTATGACATCCTGACCAGCAACCCGACGATGGCGGACTCGTTCTCGCTGTTCAGTTCCTCGCACCCGTCCGGCGACAACACCTCCGGCAGTGCGGCTGCTCCTGGCGTTGGTACGCTGAACACTGGATTTAACAAGATGATGGTTCAAAAGGGCGTCAGCTCTTCGACCATTCTCGGCATCATGCCACGGTACATCATTGTTCCGGCTGCTTACTCGGCGACCGCTGCGGAGCTCGTGACGAGCACCTCGTACGCGGTCTCCAACGGCAACTCGAACATCGTCAACATCTACGGCCCGACCGGAACCCGCCCGATCGAGGTCGTAGTTGAACCTTACCTCGACGCATCGAGCACAACGACATGGTACCTCGCTGCCGACCCGTCCCAGATCGACACCGTCGAACTGACGTTCCTCAGTGGCGAAGAGTCGCCGGTTCTCGAAGCCGAACAGGATTTTGAGATCGACGCCTACAAGTACAAGGTCCGGCAAACCTTCGGAGTTGCCGCGATCGATTGGCGAGGTCTGTACCGCAACGCCTAGCCATCCGCCAGCCCCGTGCTGGCACCCTCCGAACAACTGCGGTCTTTGAGATCGCTAGTACCGATCGGGCCGCAGTTGTTTTTTTGGTTTTGTTTCACAAGGAATTTCAAACATGTCTGGTTTTCGATCCAAGGGTATTTGGACTGACGATTTTCTCGGTGGCGGTGCCATTCCGACGACGCTCTCCGCTGGTTACGTGTGGAAGCTCACAGATACCTCTTCCACCGGCTCTCCGACTACGGCATTCGTCTCGCCTTCGGCGACCGGCGAATACCAAATGACTTTCAGCAACACCAACGAAATTCAGAACCTGTGCCTTGACTGGGGCGACATCCTCAGTCTCGACATCGACAATCTGCAATCTGTTTCGTTCGGTTTGCGAATCGGCTCGACAATGGACGCGACTTCTCGGCTGGCGTTTGGTCTTCAGTCGGCTCGCAATGACAACACTGACAGCACCACGAACAACGTCCAGTTCCTGCTCGCAGGCTCGAACGCTGTTTTGGTCGAGTGCGACGACAACGTCACCGACGTGGATGACGTGGCAACCGGATTGACGCTGAACACGGCATACCATCGATTCGTCATCGACTTCACCGGCGGCAAGTCGGACATCAAGTTCTACGGCGGTCTGTTTACCGGATCGCTGTCGCGACTTGCTGCCAGCCGCACGTTCAGCATGACCTCGACCGGCTCGCTCCAACCGTTTGTGCAGATCCAAAAGACGGCCAACACCAACACCAATGGCGTCGTCGTCGATTACGTCGAGATCGAGTACAAGCGGCTGTTCTAGTCTCATGAGCCTGCATGACACGATCCAATCTGATGCTGCCACCGTGTTCTGCAATGTCAACGACTTTGCGGAGGCCGTTACGTACCAAAAGCGTAACGGCCTCGCTCGGTCGATCAACGCCGTCGTCATTCGCGAGGCGTTAGCAATCAACCCCGAAGACGGCGACACCGTAACTCCCGTCTTCGAAGTGCACGTTGCTAATGATTCCGCCAACGGGATCGCCAGCGACGAAATCAACATCGGCGGCGACATGCTGGAGTTTGCTCCACGAGTCGGCCAGCCGAAATCAAGACGTTCGATCACTCGATTGCTTTCGCATGACGAAGGAATGCTAACCCTCGAATGCCGCTAACGATCCTTGATCAAATCAACTCGGTTCTCTTCGACCGCCTCACAGCAATGGTCGATGATCCGGACTACGAGATCGGAATCGTGGAGGTTATCCAACCGACACGAGTCGGCGAGTTCACGCCTCGCGATCGCCAGATCCTGCTTGTCCAGGGCGACGACGAGCGAGTCGAAGAGCTCGACATCCCCGGCAATCCGCCGGGCGTCGCTCGTCGCCAGACGTTCAACGTCCGATGCCATCTGATGCCTGACGAAACCTCCGGCGAAGATGTCATCAACCAAGCCGCTGCCGACATCATCACCGCCATCACCACTCCCAACGCAGGCTGGCACCACATGGACGGCCTAGCGATCGATTCGCAGATCGGCAAGTTTGAGTACGTCTCCTTCGACGGCGGGCCGGACGGAGTCAACGTCCCGGTCCAGATCACCTATCGCGTCTCAGAATACTCCCCGTTCGTATCGAGGCTCTGAGATGCAAGTTCAGATCGACGTCAACCAAGACCAGTTCAAAGACCTGATCGTAGCACTCGGCTCGATGCGCCATCACTTGCCGCGTCATCTCCGAGCTGCCGTCAGCAAGACCGGCGCATCGGTCCGCGTCCAAGTCGCCAAAGCACTCGGCCAGGTCATGTACCTCAAGAGTCAACACAACCCAGAATTCAAAAAGGCCAAGACACTCAAGAAGGTCATCAAGCGAAAGAACGCACCGACGCTCGAGAACCCAACCGTTACGATTGCACTGACGACCGGCTACAACTTTCCGCTCAAGTATTACGACGCCAAGCCTTACATCAAAAAGCGAAAAGGCAAGAAAGAATATCGCGGCGTCACCTTCCGCTACAAGCCGGTGAACTGGTCCAAGAGCGGCACATTCAAAGGCATCGCGTCCGACGCATTCATCATCGCCCGATATGGGCATAACGTCTACCGGCGAGCCACCAACGGCGTTAATCGATTCGTTCGCGTCGTCGGTCCTGCCCCCGGCGACTACTACGGGCAAATCGGTGCAAAGCAGATCGCGACCAACGTCGCACGCGATCGATTGCCAAAGGAAATCAAGCGTCGGATTCGAGCGATCATGCTCGAGCAAAAAGGAATCATCAAACTGAAAACCTCACGAGGGAGTACCTAATCATGGTAATGCTCAAACGCAAACGAATCCTTGCCGCAAAGATCGAGGCAACAAGCGGTACTGCCGAAACTCTCGCAGCGGCAGACGCGGCATTCAACGCCTACAACATCGTCGTCCAAACCGAGATCGAAAAGACGCCTCGCGAGGGCCAGGGATCGCTCGGCCACCTGTCCAGCGTCACTGGAGCCCACAAAGGCAAGGTGACATTCTCCATCGACCTTGGATGGGACGGGACCGCTACCGAGCCACTTTGGGCCGATACGTTCCTTCCTGCTTGCGGGCTTGTCAAAAACGTCAACACATTCCGCCCGGTCAGCTCAGCTCCCGGCGGCTCCGTCAAGACGTTGACGATCGGCGTCTACGAAGACGGCATGTTCAAATCGATTCGCGGAGCCTCTGGAAACATGAAGCTGATCTGCGAAGCAGGCAAGATGGTCACTGCCGAATTCGAGTTCAGCGGAATCTGGGTTGCACCTACCGACGTGGCTCTCTTGGCACCGACCTACCC